AAGATTATGGAATAAAAAAGATAAGGACAAACACCCAATTGTAACTGGTGTTTACTTTACTACTAAGAATCCAGAAGAACCACTAATGGTTCCAGAGCCTACAGTATTTGAATTTGTAGAGTCTGGAGAAACCATTGGCATTAAGCCAATTCATCCTTTGCCTAAGGATAAGTTTATGCAGGTTGCTGCAGCAGGCATGGGATTTGTTTTAATGCATAGAAGTATTGTAAATAAAATTATTGAAGCAGTTCCAGGTGCCGCTATGTTTATGGAGGCAGGGACTGAAAAAACATTTATAGGTGAGGACATCTACTTCTTTGCATTATGTGGCAAAGCAGGAGTAGAGGTCTGGTGTGATACAGGAGCAACTGTTCCACACATTAAGAGATTCTCATTTGATGAGCATTACTACAACGCATTTTTTGGCGGAGTAGAAAAGCAATCAAATCTTATTTTACCAAAACATCACAGAAAGAAGTAATCAATGGCACTAGGTAAAGCAGGTAGCAGTCTAACTCAAGAACTTAATCGTCTTGCTGGCATTACCAATGTTGCAAACTATCTTGACTCACAAGCCGCTGCAAATTTATATGCTAGTACAACTGGACTTGGGACTGTAGGCGCCCTTAACATTAAAGCATCAGCCGTGCGGACAAGAGATAACTTTAAAGACATTAATGGTATCTGCAACGAACTTGCTGGAACTACAGGACTAGCAGCACCTGCTGCATTACGGAGCATAAACGTATAATGACTACATTACTAGATATGATTAATGAAGTATCTATAAACCTTTCAGGTTATACACTCCAACAAGACCGTGCTACTCACATTACGGCAGACGTTGCAGCAACTACTTCAACTATTGCTGCACCAATTACTTTATCTCTTGCATCTACCGACAGCGTAGGCAAGGGTATTATTGAAATTGACGAAGAACTATTCTGGGTAGATAACTATGACCGAGTTGGCAACACCGCAACTATTGCTCCTTATGGTAGAGCATATCTAGGTACTACTCTTGCTGCGCATACAGCAGGTACTAAAGTAAGTATATCTCCTACATTCCCACGTTTTGTAATTAAGAGAGCAATTAACGATACTATCAGTGCAATTGGTTCTAGTATTTTTGCTGCTGCAACAACTACTATTACTTCTAATGCTGCAGTTGCAGCCTTTAGATTACCTGCTACAGGTGACTCATTAAATATTCGTAACGTTTTAGCAGTTGCTTATCAATCAATTGGTGCAAGTAAAGAATGGATTCCTATTCGCCATTATCGTTTTGATGGTAATGCTAATACAACCGCATTTACTAGCGGTCAAACTTTATCTATTTATGATTACATTCCTTCTGGACGTACTATTCAAATTATATATTCTACCAACCCAGTTCCTTTTTCAGATTTGGCAACAACTGCATTAACTAATGCACAGGTCTTTGAAACAATATCTGGACTTCCAGTATCCTGTAAAGATTTAGTTATTCTTGGTTCTATCTATCGCTTGCTATCTAACCTTGACCCAGCACGTGCGTCAATGGTTAGCCCACAAGCAGATGAGACAGATTCCAAGCGTCCATATGGTTCATCTCAATCACTTACTAAACAAGTTTACGCTTTGTTTAATCAACGATTAAATGAAGAGATTAAGAAACAGCAAGACAAATATCCTATCCGTGTCCACTACTCCCTTTGATAGGCAGATAAATGACAACTAGAAAATACTCGTCCAGAGCACAACAAACCACACTAACTAGTGCAATCACCTCGGGTGATTTATCTATGACCGTAGGTTCTGGTGCTAACCTTATGGGTGGTAAGACACCTGCAGTAGGTGAAACCTATACCGTTGTTATTGACCCTGATACGGCTCTTGAAGAAATTGTAGATGTCAGTAACTATACATCAGGTAACACACTTACTATTGCTAGAAACATTGATGGTTCTACTGCGGTAGCCCACTCTGCTGGTGCCATTGTCCGACATATGGTTATTGGTCGTGATTTATCTGAGGCTAATACACATATTGAGGCAACCACTGGACACGGTGCTACAGGCGCTGTAGTTGGTACAACCAACACTCAGACTCTTACAAACAAAACTCTTACTAGCCCAACACTGACTACTCCAGCCCTTGGTACTCCAGCATCTGGTGTGCTAACTAATGCAACTGGACTACCTTTAACAACAGGTGTAACTGGAACTCTTCCAGTAGCCAATGGCGGAACTGGTGTAACAACCTCAACTGGTTCTGGTGCTAACGTACTTGGAACTAGCCCAACAATTTCTGCTCCTACCATTACTGGTGCTGGAACTATTGCTGGTACATTTACTGGAAACATTACAGGTAACGTCACTGGTAATTTAACTGGTACTGCTAGTGCAGCGACTCTTGCAGCCACTGCAACAGCCCTTGCTACAGGGCGTACAATTAGCCTTACAGGCGATGTAAGCGGCACATCAGGTACATTTGATGGCACTGGGAACGCTAGCATTACAGCAGCCATCGCTGCTAACAGCATTGTAGATGCTGATATTAATGCCTCTGCTGCTATCACAAAAACTAAGATTTCTGGCACAGCAGTAACTCTTGCAGATGTTGGAACAGTTACTGGAACAATGATTGCTTCCGATACAATTGTAGATGCTGACATTAACTCAGCCGCTGCTATTGCTTGGACTAAGATTGCTCCATCTAGCACAGTATCTACAACTGAACTTGGATACCTAGATGGTGTTACATCTGCAATTCAAACTCAAATTGATTCTAAACTTGCTACTGCTACAGCATCAAGCACATACGCTCCGTTGGCTAGCCCAGCATTAACTGGCACACCAACGGCTCCAACTGCAACTGCTGGCACAAATACCACTCAAGTAGCAACTACAGCATTTGTTGGAACTGCAGTATCTAACCTTGTAGCATCAGCCCCTGCAGCCCTTGATACTTTAAATGAATTGGCAACAGCCCTTGGTAATGATGCTGCATTTTCTACAACAGTAACCAATTCTATTGCTACTAAATTAGCACTTGCAGGCGGAACAATGTCTGGCGCTATTGCAATGGGAACAAATAAAATTACTGGATTGGGAACTCCAACTGCATCTACAGATGCTTCAACTAAGGCATATGCAGATACAATGCTTCCACTTGCAGGTGGCACTATGACTGGTGCAATTGCAATGGGTACCAACAAAATTACTGGTCTCGGAACTCCAACAGTATCTACTGATGCTGCAACTAAAGGTTATATTGATACAGCAGTTATTGCTCCAGGAAATCTAACTGGTCCAATTACATCTGTAGGAGCAGCAACTAGCGTTGCAGCACAGACTGGCACTGGCTCAACATTTGTAATGAATACAAGCCCTACGCTTGTAACACCTGTTCTTGGTGTGGCTACTGCCACATCTATCAATGGAACTACAATTCCATCAAGCAAGACTTTGGTAGCAACAGATTCAACTGCCTTCGTAGTTCCTAGCCAGACTAGCAACTCAGGCAAATATCTGACCACAGATGGAACTACTTCATCTTGGGGTACAGTTAATGCGCTGCCATCACAGACAAGTAACTCAGGAAAGTATTTAACAACAGACGGAACCTCAGCATCCTGGGCAACCGTAACAACCGACCCAACAGCCGACATCTTTATGATGATGGGCGCCTAAGAAACTAAGGAGAAATACAAATGGCAAAGAAAGTACTTGGGCAAGTAAACCCATCTGCAACAACAGCAACAACACTTTATACGGTTCCATCTTCTAAGAGTGCAGTTATTTCAACATTGACTATCTGTAATCAAGCAGCATCTGCTGCCACATATCGTGTTGCAGTACGCCCTGCAGGTGCTACATTGGCTGCACTTCACTATGTAGCCTATGATGTAACTGTTGGTGCAGCAGATATAACTGCTCTTACACTTGGTATTACACTTGCAACTACAGATGTTGTAACTGTCTATGCTTCAACTGCAACACTTTCATTCCACGCATATGGAGATGAGTCCTAATTAATGGCTACATCCAGAATAAAAACTTCATCTATTGTTCAAGGGTTTCCTAAAAGTAGAAGTTTACTGTCTGGAAATACTGCAACTGTATTAAGCGCACCAACTTCAGTTTCATATCTTGTAGTAGCAGGTGGCGGTGGTGGTGGTCAGGCTGGTAACACAGGTGGCGGTGGTGGAGCAGGTGGTTATCGTGAATCAACACTTTCTGTATCAGGTGGAACTAATTACACAGTAACTGTTGGTGGTGGTGGCAATGGTGGAACTCCATCAGTTGCTGCAATATCAGGAAATAACTCTGTATTTTCAACTATTACCTCTACAGGTGGTGGACGTGGTGGCGGTTATTCTGGTGATTATATTTATGCAGAATCTGGTGGTTCTGGCGGTGGTGGTAACGAAACTGGATACCCTGCTGCATCTGGTACTACAGGACAAGGTAATGCTGGCGGTGATGGTGCTAATAATGCTGCTAACTATGCAGGTGGCGGTGGCGGTGGTGCCAGCGCAGCAGGTGGAGTTGGAAGTTCTCCTACAGGCGTTGGTGGTAATGGTGGTGCTGGAACAGCATCATCTATAACTGGAACATCTACAACATACGCAGGTGGCGGTGGTGGTAACGGATACGGTGGTTCTAACCAAGGTGGCACAGCCACAGGCGGTGGTGGTGCAGGTGGTGGTGGCAGTGCTGCTGGTACTGCTGGAACTGCAAATACTGGCGGTGGTGGTGGTTCTGGAACAGGTGGCGGAGCCAATGGTGGTTCTGGTGTAGTAATTATTGCATATGCTGACACACTTCGTGCATTAACAATTGGTTCTGGTCTTACATATACAGAACCTACTCGCTCTGGTTTTAGAGTATATCGGTTTACATCTGGCACAGGAATAGTGAGTTGGTAATGGCTATTACAAAAATTAGCACTTCAAGTATTAAAAACCTTAATAAATTTATTAATTTTCGTGCGTTTACACCAAGTTCTATTACTATTAACTATTTAGTAGTAGCAGGTGGCGGTGGAGGTGGAGGTAACTACGGTGGCGGTGGCGGTGCGGGTGGCTTACGTTGCACAGTAACTGCTACAGGCGGTGGTGGCACTCTTGAATCAGCCTTATCACTTACAACAGGAATTGATTACACAGTAACTGTTGGTGGTGGTGGTTCTATTGGAGCGTACAATGCTGCTGCTTCTAATGGAAGTGATTCTGTTTTTAATACAATTACATCTGTTGGTGGTGGACGTGGTGGCAGTGGTGCAGGTGGTCAGGCTGGAGCAACTGGTGGTAGCGGTGGTGGTGGTAACTACGGTGGTGCTGGTGGTTCTGGAACTACCAATCAAGGCTATGCAGGTGGTACTGGAAAAAATCCAAATAAATATCCCAATGCTGGCGGTGGTGGTGCTGGTGCTGTTGGAGTAACCCCAGCATCAAATGCTTCTAACGGTGGTAATGGTGGAGCAGGTGTTGCAACAAGCATTACTGGAACATCTGTTACATATGCTGGCGGTGGCGGAGGTGGAGCATCACAAGATGGTTCAAACTCTCCTGGCTCTGGTGGCTCTGGTGGCGGTGGAACTGGTGCTACAAACTTTAGTGATAATGCTGGCAATGGCACTCCCAATACAGGTGGTGGCGGTGGAGGTGCTTACGGTCAAAGAAGTACCAATGCCGCAAATGGTAGTGGCGGTTCTGGTGTAGTTATTCTTCGTTATCCAGACACTAACACAATTGCTATTGGTGCAGGTTTAACTGGAACAGAAAGTTCTCCAAGTGGTGGATTTAAAAGAGCAACAATTACAGCAGGAACAGGAACGGTGAGTTGGACATAATGGCACACTATGCATTCTTAGATGAAAATAACATTGTCACAGAAGTTATTACTGGCATTGATGAAACAGAAACTATTGAAGGTTTAGATACTGAAACTTGGTATGGAAACTTTAGAGGGCAAACCTGTAAGCGTACTTCCTACAATGGAAACATTCGCAAACACTATGCAGGTATTGGAATGATATATGACCCAATTAATGATTGGTTCTACGCTCCTCAACCATATCCTTCTTGGACATTAGATTCAGAAGCAAACTGGCAACCACCAGTTGCCTATCCAAATGATGAAAGAATTTATCAATGGAATGAAGAAACTCAATCTTGGGATATTCGTTCTTAATGTGTAAAGACTGCGGTAACTGTTCTAAAGAACACAACTACGATGCACTAGCAGAAGTAGATTTTATAGAAGCAAGCGTATTCATCTAAGGAGTAATAGTGGCAACGAGAGATATAACCGAAGGTAGAGGCTCGTCAACTGCCAGTATTGGTCGTTCTATTGCTATTGACTTAGGTATTGTTTCATCTAGTTCTACTTGGCAGAACACTAATGAGTCATATGATGTGGCAGTAGGTGGACTTCCATTCTTCTACGCTATCAATGATGAACGTCCATACATCCGTCAGACTGCACCGTTTCGTAAAGAACAATCAGACATTGGTGCAGAACCAGGTGAGCAATCACTTACTGGTTGGTGGCTAAGAAGCCAATCATCATTTCACCTTGGCACAGGCATTAAGTTCTATGACCCATCTGCAGGTGAAGCAGTTAACTATCGCTTTGCTGACTCAGACAATGTAGACATTTGGACTAAGGGACAGGTAACTCTGCTTAAAGAAACAGCAGCAATGACTGGTGTTACTACTGGCATATATAAACTTATTTCTGGCATATCTACAACTACTAACGTAGTATGTGCTTATATTCCTGGCTCTACTACATTTAAATCTTTTCAAGCAGATGGCACAGTAGTAACGACATACGCGCCTACTAACCTAGGTAACATATTAGATGGCACAGTAGTAACAGATGGTACACGTTTGTTTGCTGCTGATAATGACCACATTTACGTAGGTCCACTTAATGCTGCTTCTGCTGGTTGGACTGAATACTATGCAACTGGCACTCGTGCCACTCTTGCTTGGGTTAAACAACGTCTTGTTGGTGCTGTTACTAACTCTGTTTACGAATTAACTGGTGCTACTGGTGCAGCACTTGCACTACCTACACCGCTATACACACATCCTAATACTGCTTGGATATGGTCATCTATATCTGAAGGTGGCTCTGCCATCTATGCTGCTGGGTATGCTGGCGGAAACTCCGCCATCTATAAGTTTATTCTATCTACTGCTGGTTCTATGCCTACCCTGTCATCAGGGATTGTAGCAGCACAACTACCTATTGGTGAGATTGTTTACAAGATTGAGTCATACCTTGGGTATCTAATGATTGGTACTAACAAAGGTATGCGTGTGGCTCAAATTTCAGATACAACTGGTGACTTATCTTATGGTCCACTTATATTTGAAGATGTTAATGGAGTCCGTGACTTTGCATTCCGCGATAGATTTGTATGGGCTGCTGGTACTGTCAATAGTTGTGCTGGTTTGTATCGCATTGACTTAGGTACTGAGATTGAATCTTTACGCTTTGCCTATGCTAAGGATGCATACCTAAGTACTGCTGCTGGCTATGCTACTAGCGTAGATTTTATAGGCAACACAGACCAAATAGCGTTTACTACATCAGGCAGCAACGGCATAGCCGTGCAATCAACAACAGTCTTATCATCATCTGGTTCTATAACTACAGGCAAGATTAGATTTTCTACGCTTGAACCTAAAAACTTTAAGAGGCTGATAGCACGAGGGTCATTCACATCTGGAACTCTTACGCTGTCATCTCTTGCTACAAATGCTGGTGGTTCTGATGTTCAGTATGACCATATCGGTTACAACCTTGAGGTTGAACCAGTAGAAATAACTACAAGCCAACCAGAATCAGCACAAGAATTTCTTGCATATAAGTTTACATTTGACCGTGATACAACAGATACTACTGCTGGTCCAGTCTTTAAGGGATACCAAGCAAAGGCAACCATTGCTACTCCACGTGTGAGAATTATTAAGTTTCCTGTTTATTGTTATGATGTTGAGACAGATAGATTTAATACAGTAATAGGTTATCAAGGGCGAGCATATGCTCGCATACAATTGTTAGAAGAGATTGAAAAGACAGGCGATGTTCTGACTTGGCAAGACCTTACAACAGGAGAATCACAGCAAGCAGTAATTGAAGAAGTCACATTCACCCGTATGACACCGCCTGATAGACGCTTTGATGGTTTTGGTGGCATCGTAGAAATAACTATAAGGACTGTATAATGGAATTAAAAGACTATCTGACCGTGGCAGTTGCCGTCATAGCAATCTTCTCAGCATTTGCTGGTTGTGTAAGATGGCTAGTCAAGCACTACTTATACGAACTTAAGCCCAACTCTGGAACAAGTCTCAAAGACTCTGTTACTAGACTTGAGGAAAAGGTAGAGATTCTTTACCAAATTTTAATAAACAAGAAATGAGTGAAAATGGTTTTTATTGCCAAGACTGCAACTCCCGCTGCCAAGTCTGTTCTCCGACAAGCAACAGCGTTGAGACCGAAGAGGATAACAGCATCCGATGGTCTGCTCCCATCTAAAGCACATCAACTGCAGAACCCTACATCAGACCACAATACTGGGTTGGCTGTAGATTTAACTCATGACCCAGACAATGGGTTCAATGGACACGAAGTATTTGAAGCACTTAAAGCAGATGTTCGAGTAAAGTATTTAATCTTTCAAGGCAAAATTTGGAACAAGAAGGATGGCGACCATCGCTATACTGGACCAAATCAGCACAATCACCACGTACATATCTCAATCAAAGACATCTGTGGGAACGACACTTCCCCTTGGTTCTCTTGGTTGGGTAAGCCCAAGATAGTTAATACTATCAAGGCTGTAGTAAAGCCCCTACCAAAGAAGGAAATCAAATGACAAAGAAAAAAATTGAAGCAATCGTAAAGACATACTCACGTGCAGCAGTGGCAGCAGTACTTGCCCTGTATCTAGCAGGAGTTACAGAACCAAAGGCTTTGCTATCTGCAGCACTTGCTGCTGTGGCTGGTCCAGTACTTAAAGCCATTGACCCTAACTCTCCAGAGTTTGGTATTGGCTCTAAATAATAACCTTTTAAGGGGTCTAGTCGCCCCGTAGACAGCAGATAACCCCCGTCCTGGTCTTCCCCATACCAGAGCGGGGGTTTTTCTGTTTTCTAGATGGTTACTAGAAACCTTTTATGCCGTTAAGTATGTCCTCAATCTTTACTAGATAACCCTTAGATGGATTAGGCGGGATGTTGCAGGCTATAGCCCTGCCTCTAATAGTAACAATAGTCTTAAGTGTTTCAGTAGGTAACATCACTACTGCTCCTTCCAATACGAATGCCCAGTACTCAGCCTTTGTGCTTGATAGTCCTGATGGGTACCACTCTTCTTTGTTGTGTGACCAACACACTGTTTCAATATAAACATTGCCAGTTTCTTTCCATCTTAAGTCAGTTTTTACTTCAATAGTTTTACCACCAGTAAGTAGTTCTTTAACTAGATTCTCTCCGTCATGACCAACTGATAAATCTATATCAAAGTCAGATAGTTTACTCATCTATATTCCATGCGCTGTAGATAGGTGTTGAAATAATACCTAACTTACTGCGCATTTGTTGCCTCTCTCTAGGTGTAGTACCTGCCCAGTATCCCATAACACTGTGCCGTAATGCGTAGTTTAAACACTGACTTTTTACTTCACAACCTGCACAAATTCTTTGTAGTAAATTTTTTTCTTTATATCCTGGCTCATCATCTTCGTTAAACCACAACTCTGTATCTGTTCCTACACATGCTGGTGTTGATTCCCACTTAGGGTAATCTGACATCTATCCTCCTGTTGAGTAGAAACCTGAACCTTTAAATTGTACTGCTGGAGCAGACCATATACGTAGCATTGTGTTACCGCAAGTGCTACAAGGAGGTGGAATTGGTTCGTCAATTTCAATTACTTCATTGCAACACTGGCATTTAAAATCATATAGTGGCATTATATATTTAACTCTTTCTTAACTTCTTCCCATGGAATAGTTGGTTCAATTACCCACTGACCTTTGGCTATTTGAATTGCCATTGCACACGAGCATATTGCTACTGCTACTTGACAGCAATCCATTTGTTCATGGGCTGTTTGTATATCGTTAGCAACCATTTCTCTGGCATCTGCATACCCTTCGAGGTATGACTCTTGTTTCATTATCCGTAATGTTTTTTCCAATTCAGTCACTGTCCTCTTCCTTTGTATCATCTGGATACGGTAGACTTACCATAGAGCCACAACTTGCACACTCACCATCTAGGAAATAAAAACATATCTCTTTGTATTCATCAAAGGAAATCAATGCAATAAATACTTCGCAACCGCATACACATGAGTTGCCTATCTTCTGTCCACGCAAGTCCATAGACTTGCTATAGTCTGTTGGATGCAATAAGTCCCTGATATCTTTTTCATTATCAGTCATCATTTTTATCAGTATCTACTCTGTCATTCTCAAATGATGGACGATAGCCACCAAGATTTCTAATTAAAGAACTAATGGCACGCTGTACTTTTTTGCGTGCCCCTTCAGCAGTTGAGCCAATCTCTGCTGCAACTACATCCCACTCACAGTTCTCCATTGAAAAGCGTACTTTTAAAATTTTTTGTTTAGCCTCTGATAACTGATAGTAACCTGATGCTATGTCTGACCTAAGTACTAGCCAATTATTGCCATCTGTTGTTTCACCTTTACCAAACTTAAAGTTAAGGTCTTTAATTTTAGATGGAATCTCATATGATTCTGTAATGATTGAAGGAAGAAATGCTTCTATAACAGTTGCGTCATAGTAGTAAAGGTCAAGGAACTCATAGCCAACCACTTTTGCTTTTTCTTTTTCGCAGAAGGTAATGGCTGCATTCCTAAGAGACTTGGCTATAAGTTTATCTTTATCTTTTTGGTCAAGGTCTGACCACTCTTTATATTTAGATGGGTGAGTAACAAACCACATCCAAAGTATCTGAGATATATCCTGTGTGTCAAGCATAGGATATTTTTTATGATACTCGGAGGCAATATGAGCAACAACAGACTCATACTCACTTATATAATCCATCTTATTCCTTGCTAGGAATTCCTTCCCACTGTCCGCGTTGTACCAATAGTCCGATTATTGCATAGTTAGCCAGGTCTATTAGCGTATCTTCTACTGTTTCATAGTTGGGCGTGTCGCCCCTATCTACCAGATGATTTAGTCTGGCTAACTTGTCATGCATTCGAACTCGCAGCCCATTCATTGCCCCTCCAGGAGCATGGGCTATGTTTAATGGGCCATAGTCAGCATGCTTTTTAAACATAATTGTTAGCAGTTCTTCTGTTATCTGTTCTGCATCTGTATTATTTTTCATTTAATATATCCTTAACTCCACTATCAAATTCGTGCATTGCAGTGGCTATAATTACTTCATCAATAATTTCTTTGCCATCGCCTTGGGCTGCTGCAAGGATTACTCCTGCCAGCATAGTTAACATATCTGCTGCTATTTTTGGGTCATCTTGAATCTTCTCATAGATATCTCTCATTGCATTAAGAACATCTAATCCTGTATCATCTGATATAGGTAGTCCTAAAATTTTAGGGTTTTCTTTAATATAATCCCATATCTTACTGGATACATTTTCTGATTCGCTCATTTATAAACTCCGCTCCTTGTTCTAACACAATGCTATTTACATCATGACCTTCTGGCATTTGAATAATATTAACATTACCCAACTCTCTACCTACTTTCTTTCCAAACTCTAAGCCTGGTGCATCACCATCTGCAAGAACAATAACTGTTTCAAAGTCATCTAATATCTTTGCATAGTATGGTTTCCAGTTGTTAGCACCTGGAATACCTACTGCTGGGTGTCCTGCCTTAGCGACAACAGTCATACAATCTATCTCACCTTCGGTAACACATATATAACTGTTGGCTGTTAGTACTGCTTGTGCGTTATACATACTTGTCTTTGCTCCTGGCATACCCATGTACTTCGGGTCTTCACCATTCATGCTACGGAATCTGATATCAACTATTCCAGATGGTGTTACATATGGAATAGCAAGTCTTCCTCTGTATTGTTCATGACCTGGAAGAGCGTCTTTGACTACTCCTAGATGAAACTGCTGAACTTCTGCGACCAATAAGCCGCGAGTCAGTAGATAGTCCGTTGCTAGGTGTATGTTTTTTGTATATTCTTGTGTTGCCTGTAGGAGAAATTGCCTCTGCGAATTGGACAGCCTCACGATAGTTGCCTCCTTCCTTATACATAATTAAGTCGTACACATCTCCACTTACTCCACAACCATGACACTTAAATCTTTGCTCATCAAAGTTAATACCTGCTGAAGCATGTCCGTCATCATGGAATAAGCACTTTATCTTACGCCAGCCGTGCCCGATTGCTGGCACGCTGGCTCCTAAATATTCTAGGTAAGCAGCAATGCTGTGCTTATCCATCTACTTTCATTATCCCCTTTATTAGTTTAATCCATACTGATGCTGGCATGGTGCAGTACCATTCATCTACATTTGATTTGCCTTTGCGTTTGTGTAGAACGGTACCTGTCCATGCTTTATCGTTATTTATTTCTACTTCTAGTTCTTTAACCCAAGCGCTGAGGTCTAACTTAACATGGTCTTTGACCTCGATAGTAACGCCATTAACACCGCTTATATCACCTTTATCTAACTGTGCTCCTGCTATTCTGCGGTCGGCATATGGATAGCCATTGGCTTTAAGCCACTTAACTACATCTGCTTCTGCTTTACTACCTTTGCGTTTGGCTGGGTTGCTCATTACATAATACCTTCCTGAGCATATCTAACTGGAACATCATCTAAGTACATAGAGTCTGGATTAAATGAAAGACTAACATAGTTACTACCTGTCTGGTCTGCTCTTCCATATCTATTTTTAACTGGTGCTACACATAGGTATGTGTCATCACCCTGTTTCATTTGACCTATTGTCAATACCATTGCTGGTATCTGATTAACAAGTCCCTGTACTGCTGACCGTGGTTGACAAGGGAATCCTTCGAAGCCTTCCTTTGTATGATGCAACACCAGTACTGCTGCATTAGTATCGCGTGCAAGATACTTTAGTTCTTTCATTGCTGCACGCATACCTTGAAACTCTTCGTGTCCGTCCATTGCTATATCCATTAAGTTATCTACAACAATAAGTGTTGGGCTTCTACCCCATACAGTTTCAAAGGCTGATACTTCATCGTCCAAATCTTTTAGTGTAGGTGTGGATTCAAATGACCAGAAGAGATGATTGTTTAATTGTAATAATTCGTGTGCTTTCTCTGGTTCACGCTTAAGTAATAGTTCTGCTGCTGTCTGTGTCATGTGACCAGACATTGCAACTAAACGCATTGCCATTGTGTGTGCATTTGTATCTGCGCTAAAGTAAAGTGTTGGATGTTTAGTCCGTGCTGCAATTGCCAAAGCAATAGATGACTTGCCTGCACCTGGGGTGCCAGCAATAAGTGTTACCTCTGCTCTGCGTAATATAATTCCAGCCCGTTCAAAAGCCGCAAAAGCGGGTGGCAATGGTTCGCCACCCACTTCTGCTTTGCTTATAGAGCGTCTTAAAGTTTTCACTTAACCTGCTCTGGCACGAAGGTGTTCCACTCCATGTCTTTCATCTGAACATATTGATTCTTACACTTATCGAATGCACCCTTTGGTGCTGGGCAGAAGTATCCCTTATATGGTTTACCATCTTTGCCCATTCCTTGAATGGCTGTCATCTTTCCATGAGGACAATTGCGTCCGCCAACTGGTGATTGTGCATACTCTTGTGCTGATACTGATGTGTTACCAATGGTGTCTATTACTGTTCCGCTAAGAGATGCAGCAACTGACTGTGTTGTTACTGCTTGTGCTGACGCACCACGAATTGCTGATTCAAGTTCCTGTGCTGCAGAAACTATTGCGTCTAATGCATTACTAACTATGTTGTCTAGTTCTTCTCCGTGCTCTGCACGAACTGTTACTAAACTACCTGCTGCTGTCTTAACTGTGATACTGATTGGTGCTTCTGCGTGAGACATGTCTCTCCTTATTCGAATGGAGTAGCAAGACCTTTCTGGTCTCGCCATTTTCTTACCTTCATTGCAAACTCTACACCTTTCCAACCCTCTTTGATATTTACAAAGACTAACTTGCAGTTACCTGTTCCTGCTGGTAGATGTATGATGATTGCTTTTTCTTTATTGATATCGCCCCATGTTCCACGGGTTGCGGTATCAGGGAAATACGGCAACCCGTTTGCATAGATTGCCAACTGCATTGCTATGTTATGAGGATGGTCTATCCGACCTGTCTTCAAATCAGCAATGAATCGTTCTCCCTTATACTCAACAACTCTATCTGGAGTTCCTGCTATCTTATACTTGTCTAAGACAGAAAACTGTTCGATAAATAAATTGCTGAGAATACTAGTTGTTTGTGCATATGCTTCGATGTCTGGTAAGTATTGTTCTGGTACTGCACCTAACTCTTGACCTAAGTCTAAGCGTTCTGTGAATGCATGTATAGCAGTACCAATGTTGGCTGCTTTACTAGCACCTGCTACTTCCATTGCTTCTTCAATGTAACCATTGATTGCTAACTTGTCATCACCTGCTGCAGTAATTGCTAACAATAAATCAGGGCGTGTACTTAATCCCATTGCAGCCATACGCATTTTCCATGCAACCAATGCTGATGCATCATCTAAACTATTTGCAATAGTAGTAGCCCGCGTATAAGCAATTGGTTTTTTACCTTTAGGTGGCACAACCATTGGTCTGCCATATCTATCTCTATCTATATCAACTGCTGACATATTAATCCCGTCTCCTATTAGTGAAGCAGGCTAAGAAAGGAGACAAGAAAATCTCAGCCTGCTTCAGCGTCAACAGTATAGCAGACTCTTAATGTCTGCAACTGTATGTGCCCCGTGTTCGCAAGTGGCGGGGCAACCCACTTAGGTGACTGTATGAATAGAAATCCACGAAAGATTCATACAGTTGCGCATCTCTCCGTCCCGAGAGAATTACTCTGCGGTTATACTCTGCACCTGAATGTCATCAATCCAGATTTCTCCATCAATTGATTGAAGTTCTACATTGATATCATCACGAACCATATCTTCTACTTCTTCTTTGTTAGCAGCCTCAATACCACTAACATTTACATAGATACGCACTGATGCTGACCAAGTACGTTTAAGTTCATCTGCTCCAATAACACGAAGCATGTCATTAATTTCTTCAACAGATGTAGTAATCTCCTCGTCTCCAGGTGAGTACTGACTATTAAAGAATTCATATACTGTTCCGCGTATGTCAATTACTTGACGACTAGATTGTTGACTGCGTTCTTTAGCATCATTTAAATCGCTAATAAAGCGTAGTACTTCTGTTTCTGTATATGTTATTACCTCATTTGTATGAGGATTAGTTACTGAAATTGTATTCACTGTTCTTCGTCTCCTTCTGAATAGAGCCATGCTTCTAGGTGGTGTCCTTCTACTATGGCGCGGGCTGACGCATAACTCTGACCGCGCCACACCACACCTTCTGGTAGTTTAATTAGTTTATCATACTCTTGTTCATCACATGCATAGATAGCATCTATACATGGTTGCACCATACTGATTGGTACTGGTGGGTAATGATTGTTAGTTAGATGGATAGCCATCTGTTGTTGGATACTGATTGTTGCTTCGGTTAAATCTCTTGCCATGTTGTATCCCATTACACACTCAACAATTCTAACGCACGCAATTTAATTCCATCATTGCGTCCTGCGATAGTAGCAATGGATGCATCTCGAACTGAGTGGTGGTCAGCATACTCAATGACTGCTTGCCATAATCCGAACTCAGTATTGCGTATGTTATCTTGTGTTGGTGACTCAGTAAAGATAGTCATTGCTTTATGACGGGCGTTGTTTGCTCGTGCTCGTGCATTCTTCTCACCTTTACTGAGTAGTTCAATAGGTGAGTGTTCGATGTGTGCAGGTAGTGCCCATACTTTCTTAAAGAAAGCAATTGCTTTTGCTCTATCTGCATCACGCTGTAATAAAGTATTGGCTATGTTGCTGTACATATCTACGCTTGTATATGTCAAGTCAAGTAAGTTTCTCATCTCACTGATTGACAACTGAGCATTAGATGTATGACGCAAGGTATATGTATGTGCTTTATTCTTAGCCTTAAAGACACGATTGATTTGGTTACTGCAGAATAAACGCTCAATGATTGGGCGGATAGTTACTGAACCTGAACCATCATGACTTGTTTGTGCTAATAAGAATGCTGCGTGTGGGTCGCCAATGATTTCCATTTCTCTTGGCAATGCCATTAACATCCATACTTTTGCACCTCCATCATACTCACCTGCTGCTGTGTATCGTGCTTCACCTGAGTCAATGAGTGTATCAAGGGAACCAAAGACTTCCTGATTCTGAAAGACTTTGTACTTACTACCTACTACACCAACTACATTTAAGTTATCTTCACGAATGATTGCTTGCTTCTTTTCTACTTCAACTGTTTGCTGTGGTGCTACACCATCTGCATCCATGTGAAGCGGTTGAATTTCTGCAAGCAATCTGCCTGTGCGTACAGTCCAGTTAAGTCCTGCCTGTTCGGCTACTTCTCTTGCGCTAGTAGCCTCAACTGCTGTGCCTGCTTTAATCCAGGCTGCTCTGTTTTTTGTTGTGGTCATATACCTAAGTTCTCCTTTACTTGGTCATGTAACTTATCACGCATGCTTGTCATACCATCTGCTCCCCAACCTGCCTGATACACACGGTCAAGTAACTTAGCCAGTGAATAGGTTGGGTCTGATTTATATGCAAGTGTAATGTAATCATTTGCTTGTTCAGTATCTCCTACTGAAAAGTAAATAGATGACATGATAGTAGCAATTGGTGCAGCAAATTCTGTAGGTGTCAATGAACCTACAAAGTTAGCCCAATGTCCTACAAAATGTATATCTTTTTCTTTAGGTAAGCCCATAACAAAGTCACGGACTTGTACATTCTTGTTCATTGCAACAGTAAGTTGTGCAATCTCTTGTGCAGTTGGCTCATTGCCATCTACAAAGCGGTCTACCTGGTCATAGATATTGAGGGCAATAGACTTGTTTTGCTCTGCATTATCTACATCGTATACTTCCTGGAACTGTGCTATCTCTAATAGCACATCTGATTTCTGTGTCATTGTCTATCTCCTTTATAGGTACTTGGCTACTGAGTTGTATGTAGAAGTAGATACTACTTCTTCATCTGTCATTTTAAGAATACGGATAGCATTCCCAATCTCTTCTTTCATCTGACGATAATCAGATGAATGAATTACAGTATAGTCTTTGCTTGGTTCTGCAGGAAAATTAGATTGTCCTACTTTAACATCGTAATCAATGTTAAGTGTTTCGTTCCATGAACGAAAGTTGACTCTAATGTTTTCTGCTTTATTGAAATTAGCAATTGCATAATCTGTTATCTCTTTACGCCATTGTTCATATGCTTCGTTGTACTTGCTTTCGTTTTTTTCTTGTGATGCATAGTCAAGTTCCAACTTGTTTAGTGTTTGCTCCAATGCAGCAATAATTTTTACTGTTGGTATCTTGACATTGATTGCTTTGCTTTTTGTTGACATGTTGTCTCCTTTATAGTTAGTTGATGAGCAGTTTTACCTCATACTCAGGAGGTTTCGCCACTTATTTATACTGGCTGTACGGTAGCCAGTTTGACATAAACTACCTGCATCTCGGAAAGATTGGTCATAGACCTGCAATTCCTTACGCTGGTTCACTATGTCAAATCTATCTATGGTACCCATGTAAACCATAGATAGAAACTTAATACCAATTGTTGTTGCGCCAATGCGCCCAAGCAATTGATGGTCGTTCATAACGATGATGGATATACTCCAGCCCCCGCTCAATTTGACGCGGGGCTGGGGTTCCAGGTTTAGTATTTAATACCTGTGCTATGCCATATGCTGTTGACTCAGGGCTATCTGCATATTGATTCCATGCAGATTCTTTACCCCAAAGTTTAAGTAAGGCTCGGTACTCGCTGAGATTCCACCCGTATTTGTCTGTGACTAAAAGTTTTGCGTAAGCCTTGGATAGTTTCTTGTTCCATTGTGCGTTGGGGTTCTCGCATTTTACCTTGTCTGCCATTGCTAGTGCATAGGCTGGACTGTTGGGTAGTAAGAGAGACCAGAAGGCTAGAGACCAACTGATAACAAGTGCGAATAGTTTCTTCATCTAGTGACTCCTTTGTAGACGAGATAGAAAATACAAACGAGGAGAGTCCAGGTTTGTAAAGGGTTGAGATACGGCTCGATGTTGCCATTAATTGTCATCACCCCACATTCTATCTGGTTCTCCTGTACCTTCACTGCATTCTTCGCAGTTGCCTAGGTCAATACCGTGTTTACAATCATCTGATTCTATACCCATTGCGACATCATCTTCTAGTCTTAGTTCCATGCTGTGTGTTCTTCCCATTCTTTGTGGATTACCCCATCTTTTTTGTGCCTTTTAAGTAAAGCATTTAATCCTTTTTCTGATGTGCCACTAATGGTAACTCCACACTCACATGCATATGAATAGTGTGGTGGCTCGCTTACTGTGTATGCAATTGGTTCAGTCATTGTTATCTCCTTCTATATCAGCCAGTAAATCCCATAGTATGGGCTGTAATGCTAGTGCTGCTGCATCTAGTTTTGCCTGAAGTTCTTGGCTCATAGGAATGCACCGCACTTATCACATACCAATTCGTTGCCATGTTCTAATGCTTCATGTCTTGTTGGTTGCATGCATGAAATGCATACTATAACAAACATTGTTTTTAATTCACTCATACTATCTTCCTTCCCATAACTTATGGATTTCTCCATCTTTTCTGTGGATTGTTAGTAAAGCGTATAATTCTTCTTGTGAATTACTATTAAGTGTAGCCCCACATACACATACTTTTCTATAATGTAGAGTTTCACTCATACTGTTGCTCCTATCTTTGCCCAAGCGCACGAGGCGCAGTAGTTTCTGGGTGCTAGGTCTGTTACCTTTACCATTATGTCAGTGTCACAACCATAACAGTATCTTAATTCATATTTAATATCCGTACTCATTTGATTGTATCCCTTCTTTCCATTCGCAACTCATCGAAATGGTCATCGATATCCATATACCTATCCCAACATTCAGGATGAGTACCACTAATTATCTGCTCTCGCAGTTCTATTGTCAAGGATTTGAATGCTTCTTGTGCTAGTTCACCACGCAGATAAGCGTATAGTTCCTGTGCATTTACACCTACTCTGCCTGTCTGTCCGCACCAAACGCATCTCTTAGTTGCGTATTCCATATGAGTCACGGGCTATCCTTTCTATGTTTAGTTTGCGTCTCAGATTTAAATTGTCTTTATGTAACTGTGCATTCTGCAGCACTGCTAGTATTACAACTGTAATACTGGTACTCATAGCAATTATGATTGCTAGAATATCTCCTGTTCCTATATACATTTGATAGTCTCCTTAAGTTAGGTTCGAGTCAATCTTATCCATCTATGTACTACGGGGCTGGGCAAAAAAGTAAGGCAGGTGAGAGCCGAAGCCCCCACCTGCCTGTCTTTTAGAGTACGAGACTCTTGATTACTATCTGATTCCAAGGTGCTCTGCGTTCAGAGTTTTCTACACCTTGGCGAGTATCGAAGCGTGTACTACCTTCAGCAATTACTTTGATTACATTAGTAATTCCTGATTCATCTTTAGGTAGTGAGAGCAACATCTGCTTTACATCGTCATCGAATGCCACAAACGGCGTTGTCCAGACACACTTACCATCTGAATTTCTGCGAGAGAGATTACCTTTGATGAAGTTTTGTCCATCGCGTGTAGTTGAAGTAACTACCTTGATATTCTTGAGGGAACCTTTGACTACTACCAGATTATCTACTCCATCGTAGATAGATACAGGAGTTACTGCGTTTACTTTATTCTTTTTCTTGAACATATTTGTCTCCTTTATTATAGTTATTATGAGGAACCCGTTGGGCACTGGTGCCCACGGGTCATTTAGATACAATTTGGACAAACTACTTCCTTGTTTTTAAGTAAGTAGCATTGAGTACAGACTTCGTATAAAGAACTGTACTCTAGGTCTTCGTCTTCGTAGAACAGGTCGAAGATGTGCTTGCCTAAGAACCAACTTTGGGCAAGTCTGTCTGCGATAGATGAAGCAGATGGATAGAACTCATCACGGATTTGAGTAGCACTGATTCTGGTGTGACTACCTATCCATTCGTGAGCAGAGTGTTCAGGTACTATCTTTAGTACGGTATTGCTTGGGTATGTATCATTGCGGTCATCAACCATCTGATGAGCAATATCTGATGCCCTTGCCTCTGCCAAGTCTAGGCACTCAGCGCAAAGGCTATCTGATAACATACAGTCATAGCATTGGGAAGTGACGGAGATGCTGGAGTTGTCTGACATACTTTCCTTCCTGTAGCCAGGCTCTCTGACTACACTTCCCACAAGGCATAGTCTGTCAAGCCAGAACTCCTGTCGGTCAGCACTGTTGATGGCTTGACTGACGGCGCAGGTTTTTCTGTTTTAATCTGGGCGCGGAATCTTTTGTTTATAAGGAGCGCCGAGACTGCTACCAGTAACAGGCGCAACTAAACAGTACAGAAGTAGCGCCAGCAAACAGTATTGGGGTCTAAATGACCCCAGACTGTTTAATCTGTACTCGTATACAGTATTGTATCTACCATAAAAATATTCCCGTACAAAGAACAGCCTATGCGCCAGTACTGCTCTGACCTGCACTTTTAGCATAGGCAAAAAATTTTTGCCAGAAAAGTGTCCGTTTTGGCTGTTTGGACAGGTTAATACTATATAGAGACTATTTATTATTCTGATAGTAGCAAGTCTTAGAAGACTTGCGTTACAGACTGTATCTACTGTCTGTTTCTAACTGACTGTAACTATTGAAAACGGGACACTTATATGACTTTCCAAAAAGGGTCCACAAACCCTAGAACTGCCAAGATGGGTGAGGCAAAGGCTAAAGTAATAGCCCTTGTTGCCGAAGGGCACAGCGTTCATAGGGCTATGGAAATCTGCGGCAATAAGCCAGATACCGTCAGAATCTGGATGCTGCGAGATAAGACCTTCGCTGCTAACCTAACCGAGGCTAAAGAAGAAGCAAAGAGTAATTCCATCAAAGCCCTTGGCATCGCCAAGGAAGATATCTCCTTTGCTCAGTTCTCAGAAATCTTTATGGGGCAGAAAGCCTTTCCCCATCACCTAGACTGGATTGACCTCATCGAGGGTCGGGAGCCTTCTTGGCTCCATCCAGCCATGATTTACGAAAAGGCAGATGCCAGTCGTTTCTTAATTAACGTACCCCCTGAGCACGCCAAATCCACGGTCATTACCGTAAACTATCCAACTTATCGCATTGCCCTCAATCCTAACGTCCGCATTATTGTGGTTAGTAAAACGTTGCTCAAGGCACGCGAGTTCGTGTACGCAATCAAGCAAAGGCTCTCCCACCCGCGCTGGCTAAAGATGCAAACAGCATTTGGTCCAGAAGGGGGTTGGAAACAGGACGCAGACACTTGGCGAGTTGACACGGTTTACCTTGGGGGTGATGCGAGAAACTCTAGCGAAAAAGACCCAACCATTCAGGCACTTGGTATGGGCGGTCAGATTTACGGTGCTCGTGCTGACCTGATTATCTTGGACGACTGCATTACAACTGCTAACGCCCATGAGTATGAGAAGCAAATTGACTGGCTACAGAAGGAAGTTATTACCCGTCTGGGTAAGAACGGTAAGTTAATGATTGTAGGGACACGAATTGCTGCCGTTGATTTTTACCGAGAACTTCGTGAGCCGAAGTATTGGTCGTCTGGCAAGAGTCCTTTCACTTATATGGGTATGCCAGCCGTACTTGAATATTCGGACAAGCCCGCAGATTGGAAAACTCTCTGGGAGAAAAGCGATTCTCCTTGGGATGGCGATGACGATACTCCTGATGAAGACGGTCTATACCCGAAGTGGGATGGTCAAGCGCTACATAGGCGCAGAGGAGAAGTAACACCTTCTACATGGGCTTTGGTCTATCAGCAGGAGGATGTCGAAGAAGATTCCATCTTCCCGCCCGCATTGGTGCAAGCCAGTACTGAGCGTAGACGTAAACGTGGACCATTGCGCCAAGGCGCGGTGGGACATCCGACTCAGGTCGAGGGCTACACAATTATTGGTTTTGACCCAGCAATGGGTGCAGGACATGCAGCGTTCGTTCCTATCACCTATAACAGGACTGATGGAATGATTTACGTTTTAGATTGCATTAACATGAGTGAACCTACACCGCAGAAGATTCGTGCGATGATAGAAGAACTCGTAGAGAAGTACAAGCCTCAAGAACTGCGTGTAGAAATTAACGCTCACCAGAAGGCGTACTCTCTAGATGAAGATTTACGACAATGGCTCGGAGCATACGGCGTTCGCCTAGAGGCTCACCACACTAACAAGAACAAGTGGGATACATCCTTTGGTGTGGCATCTATGTCAACACTCTTTGGAACAATGTATAACGAGAAGTTCCAAGAGAACAACCAAATAGAACTCCCATCTGCGGATGGGTCTGAGGGTCTTAAAGCCCTTACTCAGCAATTGATTACTTGGAAACCTAACACCAGAGGCAAGACTGACTGCGTGATGGCGCTCTGGTTTGCAGTGCTGAGAGCGCGTGAGTTTATGCAACAGAATAGTTACATGAGCCACTATACGAACAACCGCTGGGCAACAAGAGCACAAAGGGAAAGACGAGTAATAATTAATTTAGATGAAGCCTTTGCTGAGCAATGGGCTGACAACTTCGGATAAGGAATAACATGGCAGCATATAGCAAAATCCCTAAGATAGTAAACGCAATCAACAAAGGCGTTGTAAGAGCAGTTGCTGGTAAAAATGGTGGGATGAAAGCAGAAGTTAAAAAGAAGTATCCTAAGACCCCTAAGCCAACTGGCATGAAGGGCAGAGGTACAACTTCTACTTCAGTAGCAAAACCTAAGTCTGCTGTAAAGGTAAAGCCACCTGCTAAAAATAAACCAAACAAACCAGACATGGCAAAACTTAAGTACAAAGAGTCAAGCACACGCGGTCGTGCTTTTAGCAAGGCTTATCTAGGTCATGCACTGGATAACACTCCACGTAGAGCCAATGACAGTGTAGATAGATTTATGACATTTCAAGATGAAGCAAATCTTGAGGGATACATTGCTTCTCAAGAAGCAAAACTTGGTCGTAAAACAAAAATTGGCATTCAAAAGTCAATGGGTATTAAAAAGTTAAAGCGTCCTAAAGGAAGAAACAAATAATGGCTAACGTAATTAAAATTGGTGGCGGAGTACTTGGCGCCGTAAAGAAGCAAATTAAAGATGCTAAGCCACTTTCAAAGGCTGAAGCCAAAGCAAACAAGCGTGGACTCAAGGCTGCTAACAAACCAACCAAAGCATCTAAAACTTTTATCGGTAGTAATAAAAACCTAAGTACTAGCGTTCGTAGAGACATTATTGTAAATCAAACAAAACCTGCTCGTCCTAACCGTGAGCGTGGTGGAAGTTTAAACACTTTGCGTAAGCAAGGAAAGACAGGTAAGTAAATGCCTAATCCAATTAAAGTTGTTAAAGGTCTTTCAAAGGGCGCCGCTAAGGTAAAGAAGCGAGTACAAAATCTTCAAGAAGAAGCGGACTACCGTACTGGTGGAAATGTAATACTTGATTACAAAAAAGGAATAATGACTGATGTATCAGGTGGTACTGGTTCTGGAAAAATAAAGCCACGTAACTTGGGTAAGGCTACAAAGCAAATGGCTCCATCTTCTAAAAAGGGAACAAAAAAATACAAGATGGAAAAGTTAAAGTACCAGCCTAAAGTTCCTGTAAAGAAAAAGAAGTAATGGCAAATCCAGCAAAAATTATTAAGGCAGTATCTAAGGCAGCAAAGAAGAAGCCTGCTAAGAAAAAGCCTTTGACTAATAAACAGAAAACATTTCAGATTGCTGCAGCAAATGAAAAACTTCGTAAGAAGGCTGCGTCTCCTGAAGTAAGAGATTTCTGGGTTGCTGAAGCACGCCGTCTCATGAAAGAAAACTTAGAGAAAAAAGGTAAGAGCAATGGCTAGAAAAACAAATCTTGCACCATCAAAGAATCAATTTAAGCCAAAGGCTATTACCAAGGGTCCAGCAAAGGCTGCATTAGATGTAATTGATTTTATAGTTCCTAAAACTCCAATGGAAGTTGCATTGTATTCTGTAAATCCATTTAAATATGTAAGACCTGTTGCTGGTATTGTTGGTAAGGGTGCTCGTTACGTATCTAAGGCGTATAGAAACATAGGTAAGTAATGTCTGTGCCATCCGAGATTGCTAAAATTGTTGCTAAGAACATACTAAAGAGAAAGCAAATTCAGGCTGGCACAAAAAAGGTTACAGAAAAAGACGTTAAAGAAGTTTATCGTGAGGCTAAAAGAAACCCTGGCGGAGCACGTAAAGTTCCTACATTATCTAAGCCACGCACTGCACGCACTGGTGCTATTACTCAGAAGACATCTAGTGGTGGGTACAAGACAACTATCCTTGGTAATAGAAAAGGCAAGAAGCCAAATACACAAATTACAAAATCACGTGTAACTCTTAAAGAAAAACCAGCCACTGGTCGCAAACCTAGTCCTCTTGAATCTGGACAACTATCTCCATCAGGTTTAAAGCGCCCATTAGGTTCAGCAAGGAAACCAGAAAAGACTTATACACCTGCACAAGCACGTGCTTTACTTAAGCGTGAGGCTAGAGCAAACAGAGAAGTAGCAAAGCGTGAGGCAACATCACAACGCCGTAGTGTTCGTAAAGGCGATACTAAGGGTGTTCGTTCAGCACGTGAATCTGTTAAAGCGCATAAAGAAGATAATAGATTTAGCAGACCAACAATTGACTCTAGAACAAAACCACGTCCTGCAGAACTAACTCCACGTGAACGTTTAATTCTGCGCAAGGTTGGTAAGCGTGACTATAACGAGGGTCAAATAAATACTCTTGCTCAAAGTACAGTTCAACGTCAAGCAGATGATTTAGTTTCAAAAGGTTTAGCAAATAAAAAGGTTCGCAATGAGGTTCAAAACGAGATAACACGTATGGAAAATCGCATTGCTGAGGCTCAAAGAGTGGGACGTAACGCAGAACGCGTAAGAAGACTTGAAGCAGATAAGCGTGCACTACAAGCATTCTTAAATTCACGAAAGAAAGGCAAGTAATTGCTATCTATTAGACAGATTTCAGCACGGGTTGATTCACTTAAATCCCGTTCAGCAGAGCGAGACTCACGTCAACAAGACGTTCTTGCTGTGCGTACTGGTAAAATTGCTTCCGTATACCCAGATTTTTTTCCAGATGGTGTCGATGCCAATGTAGTTGCTAACTTTGTTGACATTGTTGCTAAAGATTTGTCAGAAGTTATGGCTCCTTTGCCAGCAATTAACTGTTCTGCAGCCAATCAGACCAATGACCGTGCCCGCACTTTTGCTGACAAGCGCACACGCATTGCTTCTAACTACTTTGTTAACTCAGATTTGCAAGTTCAGATGTACACAGGCGCAGACTGGTACATCACATATGGTTTCGTCCCTTTCATTATTGAATTAGACGAAGAAGCAGGGCTACCACGTATACGAGTAGAAAATCCGATAGGGGCTTATCCCGAATTCGACCGCTACGGACGTTGTATTGCCTTCGCTAAACGCTACTACATGACACTGGCTGAATTGGTTGCACAATTCCCAGAGTATGAGTACGAACTTCTTGGTCGTGATAAGTATGACCAAGACCTTAATTCACATATTGAGGTAATTCGTTACTATGATAAAGAACAATCAATCATTTATATTCCAAATAGGGCAAATCTTGTGTTATCACAAGCAATTAACCCAATTGGAAAGATGATGGTTGTTGTAGCGGTACGTCCATCTATTGATGGACATGCACGTGGACAGTTTGATGATGTACTTGGTATTCAGTTGCTTCGTAATAGGTTCGCATTACTTGCGATGGAAGCAGCAGAGAAGTCAGTGCAGGCACCAATCGTTGTTCCACAGGATGTTCAGGACTTCCAACTTGGTGGCGATGCAATCATTCGCACAAACAACCCAGGCGGAGTACGCCGTGTAGAACTATCTCTACCAATGGGCGCTTTCCAAGAGCAATCTCTCCTACAGGGGGAGTTGCGTACTGGAACACGCTATCCTGAATCACGTACTGGAAACATTGATGCATCTATTGTTACTGGTCAAGGTGTTCAAGCACTTATGGGTGGCTTTGATACACAGATTAAATCAGCGCAAGCAATCTTTGCCTCTACGCTTAAAGATGTTATTAGTATTTGCTTCCAAATAGATGAAGCACTATATAACTCTACAAAAACTATCCGTGGTGTAGACGCAGGTTCACCATACTCACTTGAATACTTGCCAAGCAAGGACATCAAGGGAGATTACTCGGCAGATGTCCGCTACGGAATGCTTGCTGGTCTTAATCCAGCACAGGGACTTATTTTTATGTTGCAGGCATTGGGTGGAAAACTCATTAGCCGCGACATGGCAATGCGTGAACTTCCATTTGGAATCAACGTAACTAAAGAGCAAGAAAAAATTGAAGTAGAAGAAATGAGAAATACTCTTGTTGCTTCTCTTGAAGCCAGTGCGCAAGCAATTCCACAAATGATTACTCAAGGCGGGGACCCAACATCAATAGTTAAAAAAATTGCTGACATCATTAAATTACGCCAGAAGGGTGTAACTATTGAAGATGCTATTAACGATGTTTTTGCTCCAGAATTACCTCCTGCTGGTGCATCAATGGTTGAGCAAACGTCCCCTGCTCCCGCTGCGCCAGCAGGAGGCGCTATTCCTCCTCAAGCGCAACCTGATGTAACAACATTACTTAATAGTCTAAGTATGGGCGGGACAGCGCGAGCAAGCGCACGTTCTTCATCGCAAATTTAATCTAAGGAGGGGACCATGACAACACTCGCTGCTATTCAGGGAGATGGTTGGGCAGTAATTGGATGCGATTCTCGCTCATCAGATGAGTCAGGTCGCCCAATAGATATGGCTACACATAAGATTATTGAGAACAACGGAATCCTTATTGCAGGTTCTGGTGCAGGACGTGGTTCTAATCTCTTACAGTTTGGATGGAAAGCACCCAAGCCAACTGCATCAGAAAACTTAGATAAATACATTACGCAGAAATTTATACCAGCAATGCGTAAATTATTTGTTGATGCTGGTTATGATATGAAAGAAGATGGGGATGCTGCGGAACACGATTCATCGTTTCTTATTATTGTGCGGGGAACTATCTATCCTATCTTTGAAGATTATTCTTGGGACCGTGATAGTCGCGGTATCTACTATTCTGGCAGTGGTGGTGATATTGCCCTTGGCGCTATGGAGGCAATGGAAGTGGACAATCCAAATCTCACTCCAAAGGATGCTCAAGTAATTCTTCATAAAGCAATTTCTATTGCATGTAAGTGGGATATTTTTACTGCAGCACCAATAGTTATTGAGACTCAGTATGCAAAATAAATTTAAACAAACTATGGAAGACGCCATGAAGGCGCTTCAAGAAGTAGACGATGATGGGGAAAACTTCATCTGTGTTAATTGGGTATTAGTATCCGAGTGGGCAGACTACGAAGGTACTCGCTACTTACACACAGAGGTAAGTGATGAAATGACCCCATGGAACGCATACGGAATGATTCGTATGGCAGAAAAATACAATAGTGAAGTTCTTGGAACCGAAAGTATTGCACAAGAGGAAGAGGATGAATAATGGCTCAACGCGGAGGATATCGTGCGCCGTCTAACCCAGCAGCAGTTTCAGGTCCTGGCGCTCTTTCTAAGCGTACTGATGGGGGACCAACGCAGCCTGCAAAATACATCTCAGGAATGCCATACGGACAGGGACAAGAGACTTACAACAATCAAGTAAGTGCAACAATGGCTGGCAACCCATTCCCACAACAAGATATGCCAACAGAATTATTTGCACCAACAATGCGTCCCAATGAGGTAATTACATCTGGCGTTGACAGTGGTGCAGGACCAGGCACAGAAGCACTACGCCGTATGCCTAATGCTCAGCCAACAGTTTTATCAATCATTCGTGATGTTGCAAAGTACGACTCTACTGGCGATTCAGAATTACTTTATCGGGCACTTCTAGATAGCGGGTACTAATGGCTGAGGTACCTCTAAACCCAGTTGTTGGAGAGATTAGCCCTAATATCTATAAGGCTGCTATTTCTGCAAATCTTCCAAATGACCAGCAAAAAGTTATTGAACAGATTATGTATACATATAAGACTGCTCAAAAACTTTTGAAGATGAGTGAAAACGAATCTCGCAAAGACTTCCTTAAACTGGACCCAAGTATTCAAAAAGATATTAATCTTTTATTTGCTGGAGAAAAAAGATTTCAACCAGAGCAAAATTTAAAAGGTAAGATAACCCAAGCGCTTACATCTGGCGTACAGAAATCTTTAGGTTTATATTTTAGTCCTCTTATTGCTGGCATCAAAGGTACAGAGATATACGGAAAAACTTTAAATACAGTAGGAACTAGCATTAAGCAACTCTCTCAGGACAAGCCATTCTCTAAGCAATTACTTAAAGATGCTTTTGATGGCAAGAACTCTTGGGACTGGAACCGTGTTTCACAGTATGAAACAAAGTACGGTGCTGCAAAGGTTGCCCTTGCTCGTGGTTTAGCAGAGGGGCGCACACCAGGAGAATCTATTAGTCTATACGGCAAGGGTATAGATGCCGATATGACTGAAGCGCTCATTATGATGGGCGATGACCCCAAGAAGTTTGATGCAATGCTTCAAGAAATTAAACAGGGTGCTCAGTTTAGCCCAGGTCGAGATACTGTTGAGAGTTGGGTTCTAGCGGACCCAAATGTTGATAAGAATTCTTGGTCTTACAAACTATTAAAATTTGCTGGAATGGACCTTGCTACACCTGAAGGTTTACTGGCTGCCAAGAAACTTGTTTCTACTCCAATAGATGCAACCTATCAATTAATGATTGACCCACTTACATATGTAGGTGTTGGTCCCATTCTTAAGGGTACTACTGGTGCATACGGTGGAGTCAGGGCTGGTCTTCCAGAAGCAATCTCTCGCTTTGGTGGATTCAAATCACGTGGGCAAAAACTTGCTGACCAGTTTTCATTTATTGCAGAAAGACAAGGCTTAGATGCTGGCATGGACTGGGTGTTTAAGCAAAAAGATGTTATTAAACTTTGGGATAAACAACTCGGTCCAGTTATTAAACGATATGCAGATGAACCAACTGAAACAGGGCGTGGTTTAATCTACAGAGAAATACGTAATGACTTTCCTGAGTGGGCAGAATTAGGCGCTATTAGAGAGATGGCAAAGTATAAAGCCTTTGATGCTAAGAGTGCAAAGAAATTCTTTACAGATAATGATGATTCTGGAATGATTATGTTTGGTCGCACAGATACTGTGTCCTATCGCCGTAATGGTATTCCAGTTGCTAGACGTTCAAGAGTTCTTACATCTGCTTTAAATAGAACAGCAAAGAGTGTCTTTGACCCATCTCCAGCAACTGCTACAACAGATGAAATCATTGCATCTGGTCAGAAAAGACTAAAGACAACTACTGAAATCTTACAGAAGGTTGCAGATAGAGAAGAAGGTCTTATCAACCCACAGTTAAGTCAACTCTTTGAGTTGGATGCTGATGTGTCAAAGGCTCAAGCCGCTCTGCAAAAACTTCAATTACTAGGTAAGCGTTCTCCAGGTCGTATTGTTTATGGCGATGACGCCATTAAGACTATAGATGATGTTAGAAACCTAGCAAATATTGTTATGCCAGAAGTAAATGCTGATGCATTTGTTGAAGCATTCCTGCCAGAGTCACCAGAGATTCAATTAACAATGGTGCGTAATCTTTACGCTGGTGTAATGCTTAAGGCTGGCTTGCATGGCAACGCTAATGGCGAGAAGTTGATGGACGAAATATTAAGTTCAACCTTCAATGAGAAGGCTGGTATGTTCTCCACTGTTCGCAGCGAAATCCCACGTGATATTGCTGGATTACTTCATAAGGGTGGCGTTCGCTATGAAAATGATGTGCCATACCAATCAAGCCGTGGCATCGTTGAGCCATCACAGGTAGCAAACAGTATTGCCCCACTACCATTTGATGATATCTATCAGGTAGCGGCTATGTCTAAATTTAATGACATGGAAAAATTTAATTTCTTTACTCTTATTGGCGGAGTCACACGCAATAATGCTGTGCGTAAGTTTACAGATTTCTGGACAACGCATACTTTGTTCCCACGTTTGGGAGAACGAAGTGCAGTGGATGAATCATTCTTTGGATACTTTGCTCATCCTGTATATGCTCTGCGTCAGTTTGTATTTGGCGGACGTGGTGTTAGAAAAGCAACTGAAACAATTACTGGTTCTAAAACAACCCAGGGTCTGTATAAGCGCGGTTGGTATAAAGCATTCCCTAAATTAGACCCTACCAAGAAGATTCCTGGGGCAGAACGTAGAGATATACTTGAATTTATTGCCAAAGACTTAAGCATTAAAATGAAGCGAGAAGTAACAATTGGTGAAGTACATCATAGATTAATTGTTGAAGAAACAGTTGCACGAGCAGAAGCAATATATGGCGACACACTAAGCAAGGAAGCATGGGACGGTCTTAAGCGTCTTATGAAACACAGCCCTGCATTTCTTGACTCTATGGTTAATTCTGTTGGTGCTAAATCTAACCTTACTGGTCGCATTGACTCTGACTATATTGACCAAGCCTTTGTATCTACTAACTTAACTGCTGACTTAAAGGCACTAGGACTAGAACAGGGTTCTAGGTACACAGAGTTAGACATACGCAAGGCTTCAAAGCGAGCCATAAGTATTGCCCACTTTGATAACTGGTCTATTCGTTTTCCTTACAACTCTGAAAAGGTTGCAGAGGGTGTAACACTTAATCCAGTTAATGAATTTTTCCGTAATGGTGGATTAAAAACTCCTTCAGATTTCTTACGTGCCCGTGATGGCATACTAAAAGATATGGGCGTAGCGCGCATACCTGGTGGTTATGATGGCGAATACATTATCTCTAATCCAGAAGTAGCAAAGGCTTTTAATTCTTTATTTAGCAGTACGGTTTTCTGGCGCCAACAGGGTGTTCCAGAGGCTGATATTGCACGTATCCACGTAGAAGCAATGCTTGTTGATATGCGCAATACATTCCATGGTGGTCCTGAATCTTTTAATCAAAAACTATTTGATTTGGTTAAGTCAAAGCGCCAAGCACTTATTGGTAAGTCTACCGAAATGAATGTACTGGCTCCTAACTCTTGGTCTAAGTCTGCAGCAAATATAACATTTAAAGAGTTTCAAGATGCAACAATTGACCATTTGCCATCAGTAAACATCATGACACGTCTAAAAAATATTGGTCCCGAAAAGGATATGCAGATATTTTCAGAGGTTACTGGTCTTTCAGGTATGTATTCAAAGTGGCAGAACTGGACTATGGATGTAATGGATGCAGTCGTAACTGGCTTCTATCGTCAACCAGCAGTTGAAATCTTTTATAGCAAGAATCTAAAGACACTTGCCCCGTATGAAAAGAAGTTTTCAGACCGCTACTACGCACAGGCTAAAGAGAATACTCCAAATATTCCTGATAAAGTTTTGCGTGCCCGTGCAGATGAGCACGCTGAAGCACAGGTTACTGAAATGGCAATACGTAATGCCATAGAAACTGTTCTTGAGTATGTAGATAATCCAGCAATTAAAACTAATCTTGCTGTATCTGTTCGCTCAGTTGCTCGCTTTTATCGTGCTACCGAAGACTTCTATCGCCGTGTGTATCGCCTTTATACAAAGGCTCCACTACAGTTTATATACAGAATGCGTCTACTTAATCAAGGATTAGAAGCATCTGGAGACGTCTACACAGATGAGCGTGGCGACCAGTACATTATGTTCCCAACAGACACAATTATTAACAATGCTATTGAGCCAGTAATCCGTGGTTTAACAGGTAATGATACATTCCAAGTTCCTACGTTTGATAACCTTACTCTTAAGTTAAGACTTATCAACCCATCATTCTCTCCTGATGCTGGTCAACCAGCACTTGCTGGACCTATAGCATCTGTTTCGGTTCTTTCAATTAAAGGTATCTTAAGAGAACTACCTAAAATTCTTCCAGATTCTATTGAGCAAAAGGTAGCACCTAAAGCAACAAAGTTTTCTGAGACATTTGACAGTATTGCTTTAGGTCAATTCGGAAATAGAATTACACTACGCACTGCTATTTTGCCTATGTTTGCTGATAGTATATTAAGCACTCTTAGTCCAGCAGAAATGGACCGTCAGAAGACTACGGCAGTATTGCAGGCTATTTCTTATCATCAAGCATTTGGTAATTCATTACCAACTAATGCAACAGTTGAACAGAAAAGTGATTACATAAAGAAACTAAAATTATCTGCTCACGGTATTATTATTAGTAGAAATATGCTTGGTCAAATTTCTCCAGGACAACCAACTATCCGTGATGAAAAAGGATTACCAGACTTTATTAAGAAGACTGGTATATCTTCATGGAAAGGTGCGTTCTGGGATATATACAATGGTGTTCTAGAAAACCAAGGCGATGACATTGGCGGTGCCTTTGACCAGGCAGTTGCAATCTTTACTGGCAAGAACCCAGGCAAGTTAGCATACATTGTTCCTCGCAACACTAAAGAGTTTAAAGTCTTTATCAGTAAGACTGATGAACTCAAGAAGTGGGCTACAGATAATAAGTTATTCTTAAACTCTTATAAAGAAATTGGATACCTATTTGCACCTAACTCTGGAGAGTACAACCCAGATGTATATGCATGGATGGAGTCAGAGGGTCTGATTGCTCAGCCTTCTTTTGAAGACTATTTAGATAGCGTTCAGGTAGCAGAGGACCGTCAAGAATACTTTGCTATTGAAGAAGATTTAAATAACAAGTTAAAGGTTCTTGGTACATATACAGAACGCAGAATTGCAATTGATACTGCAGCCAAGAATAAGTCTGCACTTCTAATATCTAATCCATTTTTGGATGCAGAAATTGGCGGTTCTGGAACTGGTCGTGGAGAATTAAAGGTAATGTTCAAGGCTTTAGGTGAGGCTGTTAATAGTCCTAATACACCTATTGATAAGAAGACTCGTTCCTTAATGAGCCTAGCAATTGCAGAAGTTGCTGGATTCAAATCTTTTGCGGAAGATGAATCAGCAAAACGGTTTGCAGATTTTGCTGACCGTAAGGCTTCAGAGAAGGAAAGAATTTCAGGAATCATTGCTGAACTAGCAAAGGTAAGCCCAGCGGTTAAAGAAGCAAACAGAATTATTTTTACTGGCTTGCTTAACCAATATTCAAGAGATACAACATTAGCAGGAACTGGAGGCAAATAATGGTTGATAAAGTTTTAGGTAATCCAAACCTTGTTAATCCAGATTACAAAGCACTTGACAAAACATTTGGTGGTCAAGAGCCAGAAATTTTTATTGGCTTTGACGAGTACAATAATAGAATTCTTAGAACGCCAGAAGGAAAAAATGGTGCTTACCAAAAGTTTCTTTACGTACAACCTGATGGCAAAACATGGTCTCGTGCAAATCAAGATGAGATAGTTCGCTCAATCAAGAAGGAATTCAAGGGACGCCCTGAAGACCTACGCAGCCTTCTTTATACAAAAGGGTTCATGAGCGAGAAGGACTACATCACTAAGAGCGAATCAGCCTTTAGCGGTGCAATCAAAGATGCAGCAAATGACCACAGCATTGAGATGGTTGAACGTTTTCAGATTGAGGGCAAGACAGACCTTTCTCCTTTCTCTTCTTGGCTAAGTAGTAAGCAGAGTTATGTAACTACTGGTCCTAAGACTACAACTACATCTCAAGAGATTACTAAACTAGATGCATCTCAAATGATTGATTCATTTGTTAATGGCATGCTAGGCAGAGGTGCTTCTTCTGCAGAGAAGAAAGACTTTTATAACCGTGTAATTACAGAACAGAAGAATGCCGTAGTAAAGAGAACAACCAATGGTGAGAAGGTTAAAGAAAAAGGTTCTCTTCTTAATGAGGATGACTACGCACGTATTATGTCGGATGTTATTACGCCTGCTATCCGTGGTACATCTCTTGAAGCCCTTGCCAATGGCAATGGTTCAATTGCTCAGAACATAACTGAACTAAAGTCTTACGCTACAAATTACGGTGTGCGTCTTAGCACACAGGATGCACTAGATAGAATTATGTCTGGCATGAAGCCAGGTGGAACACTAACAACTGGCAATCTGGATGCACAGAAGCAATCAATTAAAACTATGTCTAAGACAATGTATCCTAACTTAGCACAGGGAATTGACGAAGGCTTAGATATTAAAACTATCTCTAATCAGTACGCATACTACATGGGTCAGATTCTTGAGATACCAGATAATGCTATTAATGTATTTGATTCACATATTCAAAAAGCATTACGCAATGACGGCAAGACAGGAGTTATGTCTATTACCGATTTTCAGAAGGCTTTAAAGAATGACCCACGGTGGGCTACTACTAAGAATGCACGAGAAGAAGCATCTGGCTATGCCAATAGTATTCTCAAGTCATTTGGATTGAGAGCGTAACTATGCCTACTGATAAAGATATAACAGCGCAAATTGGTGCTGGCATGGCTGCTACTGCGCCAAAACCTGCCACATCTGCACAAACAAAAACATTTACAACTGGTGTTGATAAGGCTCAAGCAGATTTTAATAAGTCTTTGGCTAATGCAAAAAACACACTTGCTCAAGCAAAAAAGCAGGGCAATAAAGTAGTAGAAGCATCTGCTCGCGCTCTTATAGACCAACTAAATACAGTTGTTAAACCAGCACTTGCAATCCTGCAAAAAGCAGAAAATCCAAATGCGCAGTATACTGGCGATACTACTACAATTAATAAAGCACTTGGCGGTGGCGCACCTGGCAGTGGACCCAGCGGTGTAGTACTTGGTAGCGGTGGAGCAACGGGTGGCAAAGGTGCATATAGTCTTGAGCAAATTCGTGCATATATGGATGCCAACAATGGTGAATTTCCACCTGATTTAAATACAATTGCTTCTGGTATCACTGCTGCAGATTTAAATAATTTAGTTAACCAATATGAATCTAGTGGAACTGGACCAAAGGCTGGCTTAACTCCTTCAACTGGAACTCTGGCTGCATCAGGAGGCGCCTCTGAAGAAAAAAGAAATGCCTTTGCTATTCTTGCAGAAACTTTTGCCGCATATGGTTTAGATGATTTGTCTCCTGTTATTGAACAGTATATGAAACAAGACCTTGGAGTTGAAGAAGCAAGTCTTCAGTTAAAACAAACTGCACAGTACAAGAAACGTTTTGCTGGTAACGATACCCGCTTAAAGGCTGGTCTTAATGTTATTTCAGAAGCAGACTATTTAACTTTAGAAGATAAGTATTCTGAGATTCTTAAGTCCTATGGACAGGCTGGTTACTTCGGAGTAGACCGTAAATCACGTCAAGAAAAGATGTCTCAACTCATTGGTTCAGATATATCTGCTGTTGAATTTCAAGACAGAGTTCAAACTGTTGCTGAAAGAGTTGGTGGTGCAGACCCATCAATTAAGGAACAGTTGCGTTCTCTATATAACATTACAGATGAAGATTTAATTTCATACTTCCTTAATCCTAAAGAAAGCCTTCCTAGACTTAAAGAAAAGGTTGCAGCAGCAGAAGTTGCTAGCGCTGCATCTATGCAAGGTCTTGACACTGGAGTTCTTTCATCTGAAGAACTCTCTAAGTATGGAGTAGACCTACAGACAGCACGTAAGGGTTATGCAACTATTGCGGATATTCTTCCTACTGTTTCTAAACTAGGAGAAATCTACAAAGAAGAAGGAATTAATTACAATCAAGGAACTGCCGAGCAAGAAGTATTTAAGGGTCTTGCCTCTGCACAGCGTAAGCGCACAAAATTAGCAGAAAAAGAAATAGCAGCCTTTGGTGGCAGTTCAGGTAACTCTTTAGGTGCTGGTGCTTTATCTACACAATACTTACGTAAAAATTCTTCAGCAGGACAGTTCTAAAATAGAATCCTGAGCGGACCTACCAGCCCCGCCAGCGTATAAGACTGGTAGCAAGAGCCAGCCCAATTCCCCGATTGGTTACTGAGGCTTGCGACTAACAACGAATAGAAGGGTGGGTTGCTATGAGCAACAACTACTGGGACGAAGAAGAAGACGATGACCTCGATACCGAAACATCAAACGATGGCAGTGACTTACTTAAAAAGTTACGTAAAGCCAAGCGTTCAGATGAGAAACGTATTAAGGAACTCACTGAGCAACTTGAGGGTTTAACCAAGGTGCAGCGTGAGCGAACTGTCAAAGAAGTCCTAGAAAAACGGGGCGTCAACGCCAAAGCAGCAAGACTCATTATGAAAGACTTAGATGATGTTAGCGAAGAATCAGTTTCTAACTGGCTCGAAGATAACGCAGATTTGTTTGGATTAAAAATTGAGGAATCTGTAAGTGAGGAAAAAGAACTAAATCGTGCGGCATTACGCCAGCAGGACGTTCTTACTCAAGGCGCAATGACACCTGATAGAGCAGAAGATTTAAATCTTCAAATTGATAATGCACAATCTATGGATGAAGTGCTATCAATCCTGCGCTCACAGGAATAATATCCGTTCATAGTCACATGGAGGTGACACATGGCTAACGCCTACGTAAACGCAGGTTCTTCCTCTCTTGGAGGTACCGCAGGTGGCGCTGGTTTAGTTCAGAAGGCGTACGACCGTCTTCTGGAGTTCGCTCTCCGCTCAGAACCACTAATTCGTTCTGTCGCAGATAAGCGCCCAGCAAAACAATCAATCCCAGGCTCAACAGTTGTTCTACAACGCTACGTTGACCTTTCAGCAGCAACTTCAGCACTCACAGAAACAACAGACCCAGATGCAGTAGCAATGTCTACACCAACATCTGTAACCATTACTCTTGCTGAGTATGGTAACTCTGTTCTTGTAACACGTGCGTTGGAACTCTTCAGCCTTGCTGATGTAGACCCAGCAATTGCTAACATCATTGCGTTTAACCTCGCAGATTCAATTGACCAAGTTGCAATGGAAACATTGCGTGCTGGTACAAACGTAATCTACTCAGGTTCAACAGCAACATCAACAGCAACAGTTACTGCTGCTGCAACACTATCTTCAGCCAACCTCCGCAAGGCAGTTGCTAAGTTACGTGCTAACAAATCAGTGGCTCGCAAGGGTTCACTATACTGGGCTGGTATCCACCCAGAAGTTTCACACGACCTTCGTGCAGAAACAGGCTCAGCAGGATGGCTTCTTCCTAACCAATACGGCTCTGCACAAGACCGTATCTGGGCTGGAGAAATCGGAACTTACGAAGGTGCGTACTTCGTAGAGTCTGCTCGTCTTTACAACACAACAGACGGTGCATCATCTGCACGCGTTTATCGCACAATCGTGGCAGGACAACAGGCGCTTGCAGAAGCAGTTGCCGAAGAGCCACACGTAGTAATCGGACCAGTAGTTGACAAGTTAATGCGTCACCGCCCAATGGGTTGGTACGGCGTACTTGGCTTTGCTCGCTACC